AAGAAGCAATGGGCATGGTGTTCCCGGCCCTGGGTTCTGAGTATATTCGCACGAAGGTTGTTCCTGAGACGGATGCACTCAGATTCTCCACCTATGCTAGTGCTGCTCTAACCGCTATGACAGCTACAGAAACCATTTCTACTGGCGCGGCTGCTGTTGCAGCTATCGATCTTGGTACTGAGAAGCTGGACGATGCCGAGGTTCCGTATGAGGGCCGCCTCCTCTTCATGAATCCGACCATGTACAAATTCCTCAAGGGCGGTATCACCCGCTACACCATGAACGGTGAGAACGGCATCGACTATAATGTCGAGATGTATGATAACATGCGCGTCATCACTGTTCCTTCTCGCAGATTCAACACTGCTGTGACGCTCGCCAATCCCACTGCCCATAATGATGCTGGCGGCTACACCGTGACTGGTCAGACCATCAACTTCATGATCATTCACCCGTCTGCCATCATGCAGGTCAATTGCTTCACCGAGCCTCGTATCTTCTCTCCTGATGTCTGGCAGCAGAGTCAGGGCTGGGCTTGGGACTTCCGTCAGTATCACGGAGCCTGGGTCAAGAACCAGAAGAAGAACGGAATCTACCTCAACAAGCCCTCTGGTACCTGATATGGGAACCATGGTTAATCCTGACGGCAGTATTACCGTGGGAATCATCCCTGAAGAGGCTGAAGTGAAAGCTCCAGCCTCTCTCCCCACGGAGAAGGATGAGACTGTTGTTAGTGAAGTTAAGAAGAGGGGACGTAAGCCTAAACAGGCTTAAGAAAGGAATGGTGTATCGCTATGACCGATGCGGAAAAGCTTAATACAGTGAAAACGCTCCTTGGTGATAGTGATGGTGCTATTCCGAGCGATGAAACGCTGAAAACCTATCTCACGCTTGCTGCGAATGAGATTCTCAATTGGAAATACCATCTTATCGGTGGAGTTCCCGACCACGTTGTGTCCGTGCCTACTCTGGAAGAGATCAAACAGATCTATGCAGTTGTCGCTGGGTACACGCATGCCGGTGCTGAAGGACAGAGTTCACATGCTGAAAACGGCATCTCCCGTGTGTTCAAATACGGAGACATGCTCCAGTATATCCACGACAATGTGCTTCCTTATGTGAGAGTGGGTGCGATATCGTGAGAACGCTGAAGCGGAACCGTCAGAGCATTTGGTATGCGTTGTACCAAGGTGAGACGGAAGTTGTAGATGCGAATGAATTTAAGACCGGTGAACATTCTGCAAGCTATTCTGAGCCTGTTGAAGCTCAGATGAATGTCTCTGGTGGGAGAGGCACAGCGGCGGTGCAGTTCTTCGGAATTGAAAATCCTTTTACAAGGTCTGCCGTAACAGAGGATCTTACGACACCGTTTGATGACACAACGGTATTCTGGTTCGGGAAGGAACCGGGCGAGAATGCGGACGATTATAACTACATTTGCACAGGAGTTGCAACCACTATCAATGGGCGAGTGATTGCCCTGAGAGAGGTGGATGTGTCTGATGGCGAATAGAAAAGTAATCGTCGAAATGGATCCGGTCTCCATCCGGGATGCTGTGAAGATCTTGGAAGCGTATAAGAAGTTTGCGGAAAAGAAGTCAGAAGAGTTGATGATTCGACTCGCTGCGATTGGATTGCAAACTGCAAGGGTGCGCTTTGAGATGGGAGCGGTGGATGGCAACAAAGCCCCGGATACCTGGGTAGAACCAACTGAGACTGGGTTCAAAATAATCGCTCAAGGAAAAGATGTGTACTTCATCGAGTTTGGTGCTGGCGATGCTGCCGGGAATCATCCTGACAGAGCAACTGCTCCGGTTGATACGTCTCCTGGCTCGTTTTCCGCGAAGAATACGCAGGAGTATGTCAAGTACGGTAGCTGGCATCATCAGAAGAAAAAGTACACTGAGATTCAGCCACAGATGCCGATGTATTATGCGGCACGGGAAATTGAGCGGAACGTTGAAAAGATTGCAAAGGAGGTATTCGGATGAGCCAGGTTACGAGAAATGCTGTGTACGATTACGTCTCCAATGCAATCACTGCTGTTCACTCAAGTGTGAGATGTTCCAGCAGACGAATCCCGGTTCCATCTTCGTATCCAGCTTGTTACATCCACGAGATCGAGCATTATCGGCCTTTGGATAATATGCAGTTGGATTACGAGGATGTTCAATGGCAAAGCTCGTTTGAGATTCAGGTGATCAGCAACAAGAAGGGAACTGCGGCATCCGAGGCATATTCCATCCTAGAAACAGCGAAGGATGCGTTTAATAATCTCTATTACAGAGAGTTATCCGAGACATCCGTTGATGATGTCGAAACCTTTACGGTAATCGCAAGGTTCCGTAGAACAATCGGCGGTGGAGATTCCATGCCGAAATCTGATTAAAGGAGATATGTTTTATGGTAGCAAATGCTGTGTCTACTGCTGGCATTCTTGTTAAATATGCCGTAGAAGCAACTGCCGGCACTCGTCCAACTTCTGGGTATACCACGATTCCTGGAATCAAGGCGATTCCTGCCGTGTTTAACGAGCCGAATGCGCTTCAGAGTACCGACCTTTCTGCCGAAAAGAACCACACCTATATTCCTGGCCTTGGCGATTCCGGTGGATCCATTGCTCTGACTGCGAATGATTGCACCGAATTCCGCACGGCATGGAATGCTTGTGTTGCTGCCTATGCTGAACTGACTGGTGGCAAGCAGATGTGGTTTGAGATTGCGTATCGCGAGGATACCGGTCTGGAAAGCTGCTATTTTGCTGGCGAACCGCTTGCGCTTGGCTTTGGTGGCGCAGAGGTTGATTCCGTTCTGGAGAACAATGCGAACGTTCTTCCAAAGGGAGATTATGTCTTCGCGGCTGCGTCTACCTGATGCGTAATAAATAAGGGGCAGCGCAATACTGCCCCATATCTTTCACATTTAAGGAGAGAATGAGATGAGCGAAACCAAGAAGAACGAGAAAATGAAGCCGATGATTATTACTGACCCGGGAACCGGGCATGAATATACATTGGAGTTCAACCGTAAGAGCGTGAAGAAATGTGAGGCCGCAGGTCTTGATATCAACCTGGCTGCGTCTAAGAGCATGACGATGATCCCGCTCCTGTTTTGGGGCGCATTCCAGTGGCATCATCCGAACATGAAACAGGAAGCCACGGACAAGATCCTCTTTGATGGTCTTAATGGTCTGAATGATGACGAGCTTGCCTATCTGGCTGAACTGTATACCGAACCGTTCAAGACCCTTATTGCAACAGAAGACGAGGGAACGGTCGCAAACCCTCGCAAAATGACGGTGAAATTCTAAGTCTTCAAGAAGACGAGAAAAAACCGTCTACATATACTGAAGTATTTGAGGAGATTTGTCCACAGTACCTGGTCATGGGCATGACGTTAGAGCAGTTCTGGGATGGATCTCCTTATTTGGTTCTTACCTATCGGAAAGCGTTTAAGATAAAGAGAGAGTTGGACAACGAGATGGCATGGTTGACTGGATTGTATTTCTACGATGCACTCTCTGTTTCTCTTTTCAATGTTCTTCGTAAGCGCGGTCATAAGCGTGAGAACTATCTTGAAAAGCCTTTAGATATTTTCCCACTTACGCCAGCAGAAAAGAAACGCAGAGAGCGTGAGGAAATGCTTAAAACGCAAAAGACTCTTGAGCAAATGAGAGCGGCACAGGTGGCAAAGAAGAAAAAGTCTGAGGCGAAATCTCCGAAGAAGGAGGTGGTAGATGATGGCAGAATCGATGGAAACTCTGGAGATAGAAGTAAAGCACAAAGCTAGTGGTGCGACGAATGAGATCGACAAGCTTGCTGATGCATTGCTTCGTTTAAATAGAATCCTGGCTGGAACGACGATCCCGAAGCTCCACAGTCTGGCAGACGCGCTGAAGCGAGTTACGGATGCTCAGACCAAGATGGAAAAAGCGACATCTAGCAAGGCCAAAGGTTCTGGTAATGGAAATGCTGTTTCGCAGCTTTCTGAGAGTACTAAGGATGGTATTCGGAACCTCAAAAAGTACGAAGTTGCTTGGCTGAAATTTGCTAATGAAAGAGACAAGATGGAAGCAGCGTTGTCAAAAGGCGATGCTGTTGGTGCTGTCTACGGCAGAGATAAAGTCATTAAAGCCAGAGAAGCATATAACAAGGCTTATTGGGATGAGTTTGGGGAACCAGAGGAAGAGGAAAAAGCTTCTGTATGGGAAAGAATCAGTAGTACTCTTTCTGAGGTACAGACTCGTCTTAAAGGTGTAGCAAAAGAAACTGATAAAGCAGCAAAGGGTGGAAAGAAAGCTGAAGGAGCTTTCTCTAAGATGCTTAATTCTTTCAAACGTATTGCTGTTTATCGCGCACTTCGTAAAGTAATCAGCGAGATTTCCAAGGCCGCACAGGAAGGATTGCAAAACGCATATGCTTTCAGCCAAATGATTGGAAGCTCAATATCGCAAACGATGGATAGAATTACTTCTCTATCGTTGACGATGAAGAACCAGTTTGGTGCTGCGCTTGGTGAATTGCTCACTACGATCCAACCAATTCTTGAGTATGTCATCCAGATTGCTACGAAGATTGCAGATGCGCTAGCTCAGTTCTTTGCAGTGCTTGGTGGAAGATCCACTTATCACAAAGCCACAGATGCCACTGCTAAATGGGTGGAGCAGACCGAGAAGGGTGCTGAAGCTGCCCAGGAGTGGAAGAACCAGTTGATGGGCTTTGATGAAATCAACCGTCTGGAAGCTCCGTCTGATACCGGGAGCGGATCTGGTGGAGCAATGGACAATATTGGGAACTGGGCATTGTCTCCTGTCACGATGGATTTCTCCTGGTTGGATAAGATTAAAGAATTCTTCGCTGGTCTTGATCTTGAGCCTTTGATGAACGCTCTTGGCAGACTGAAAGAAGTTGCTCTGGATCTGTTTGAAACAGTCAAGCAGTGGATTGGATATATCTGGGACAACATCTTAGCCCCGTTCATCACATGGATTGTTGAAGAACTGGCTCCGGTTGTTGTTCAGGTCATTGCAAGTATTCTGGAAGTGTTTAATGCGCTGATGGAAGTGCTTGGCCCTGTGCTGACTGAGATTTGGGAAAATGTTCTGGCTCCGCTGTTTGAGTGGATCGGAGAAGTAGTTATTACGATTCTTGAGTCTCTTACAAACTATTTACACGATTTTGCTCAACTTATTACAGGCGAGATTACTTTTGATGATTTTCTTAATGGCCTTTCTGATACAGAAATTGCAATTGGCACATTCATCACTGCTATAGGTCTGGCTTTTCTTGGCGTTGGGCTGTTCAATGGCATTATTAGTATCGCGTCCACTGTTGTTGGAGTTTTGAGTGGAGCATTAGCGTTTCTGGCAGCGAATCCTATTGTTTTGGTAATTGCAGCTATTGCCGCGATTATCGCAATTGTTTTGCTGGCGATCAAACATTGGGACGAGTGGAAGCAGAAGCTTCAAGAATGGGCAGATAAGTTTAGTGAGTGTGTTGGAAATGGAAAAATTGAATGGGAAGATTTTGTGTATGCCATAATTCGTATGGCACAGTGGGCAATAGACAAAATCGAGAAAATTATTGATGCTGTTAAGAAACTGATTAACTGGATTAAAGAAGCTGCTAGGAAGATTAAGGAAGTATTTGGTGGAAGCGGCGGTGGAACGTCAATTAGTGGTGCTGGTTTTAGCGGAAGCGGTGGAAGCTATGCCTCTGGCGGCTGGCCTGATGAAGGTCAGATGTTCATTGCCCGTGAAGCTGGCCCAGAGATGGTTGGTACAATCGGGAGCCGCACCGCAGTTGCTACGAATAATGACATCGTTGCGGCAATTGAAGGCGGTGTATATAACGCTATGGCATCGGTTATGAGTTCTGTTGGATCCAGTCGAAATGGCGGAAGCGTAATCTTCAACGTCAATGGGCGCGAGTTCATGAGAGCAATTTGGGATGACCAACGCGCTGTAGCTGTAGAACATGGCGTAAGTTTAGTCACGAACGGGTGATAAAATGGCATTAAATGAAACCATATATATCGGGCCGCAAGAAACTCCGATTTTGACGTTTTATGGGAGTCAGATTGAAGACATCATCATGGAAAACACGGTTGACGTTACCGGGGATGAATTGAGCGTTGATGTAATGGAAACCAGTGTTTTCTTTGATGATGCAGACTCTGCTTTAAGAAATACCAAGCGAGGAACACCTATTTGGTATTATGAAGGATCTTTTTTAAGAGGAAAATATTATATCCAGAAAATTGAGCGTAATGCACCGAAGAAGTATCTCATAAGAGCTACAAGCGCAATCGGTCTGATCGCGGAAGAAGAATTCTATGGTGGGTATTATTCAGGAGTAAAATTTGGAAACATTGTAGATAACATTCTTTATTCTGACGGTCTTGGTGGATACGGCCTTGACACCAATGGCTCATATGACGTTTACGACGAGTTTCAAAGCACAGTAAGCACACGGTCTGTGGAATTGAATAGTAGTCTTCATTGCCCTGATGCGTGGAATTATAAAATGCACTGTGAATTCACAGTTTATGATGAAAGGTTTACGGGAACTGTGTATGGCATTGTTGCCGGTTGCTATGGTGGTAATACTCGCGGTAATTATTATGTAAGATGGAACAACTATACTATGACTGCCGCTGGTAAGACATTCAGTTATTTTGTCGTTAATATATATTATGGTTTTACAAACACTGCCATACTGACAGTGAGAGGTGAGAATTCGGTATATTTTGGCAAAGGCACAAAGTTTACTGTAAACATTAATCCTGTAGGTGGGGTAGCAACAGTTGTATCAGATTATGTTGATGCTAGAACAGGGGCTACAGGGAAGCAGATAAACACAGTAAGTTTTACTGCTGTTTCAAGCGACACATATTATCCTCATCTTGGATATGGTTGCGCTTGCGAATATTTTAATGGTGTTTACGGATATGCAAGCGCAAATTATACAAGATATCATAGTTATCAGATTTTAAGTGAAACTGATCAGCTTTTATTAAAAGCAATTATGGTCACTGACACAGACTCAACAATAAATTATCTCGCAGACCAGGTGAGTGGAGCGATTGTTGATATTTCTACTTACCCATTTTATCCGTATGGTAATGTGTCGTTTTCTGGATGCAAAGACATCCGAATGATTGATGCTATGTTGGCTTATCAAGATCTTGCTAATAGTATCATTTATGGTGATGGAGTTGCTAATATAAGTGTTTATGGTTGGATTCCGGCTGGCACAAAACGTGAAGCGTTGCATCAACTGTTGTTCGCACATAATATTACAATTTTAAAAACTGCTGAAGGAAAAATACTTTTTACATATCTTATTGAATCTACTCCAATAGAGCTTAATGAAGACAATATGTATAACGATACCAGAGAAGATTACATATCTGCGGCACATACAATCTCAGTAACGGAAAATACATATTTGCAGAACACAAGAGAAGTTACACTATACGATAATACTAACGAGTATTTACGAACCGGTGAATACATTGTAGCATTTGATCACGTTCCTATCTTTGGGACTCCGATTGGTAATGGAATTGATATTATTAAGTTTAACTGTAATGCTGCACTTGTTTCCGGTAGGGGAACAATTACAGGAACAGCTTATGACAAGTTTGAAAAAGTACTACTGTATGAGAACAGGGACGCAACAGAAGGAAAGGATATATCCGTAAGAGGGCTTAGACTTGTTACTTATCTTAATTCCGAAAGTGTATTAGAAAAACTAAAATCATATTATTCCGGTCGTGCAAGAAAGGTTAAGAACAGCGTTAAGGATAACGGAGAACGCTGCGGTATGCAGTACTCTTTTAGGTCTATGTTTACAGATGAAAACGTTGGATATCTTACTAAGATTTCTGCAAGAGCTTCTTCATTTATCAAAAACACATGTGAATTTATTATTGGATTTACTCCTGTTGCAACCAGCGGATATACGGAAGAAACAATTATTCTCAGCGGCGACGAATGGGAAGTTCCAGCTAGTGTCAGAGAAAAAACTGCACCAACAATTGAACTTATTATTATCGGAGATGGTCAAGATGGTGCGCTTGGTGGCAATGGTGAAGCTGGAAAATCTGGGAGTGACGGAGGAAATGGTGGCAAAGGTGGAACTGCTGGGGCTGGAGGCACTGGCGGGAAGATTTATCAGATTGTTGTAGATGTAGAAGATGTCAATAAGATTGTGGTTACAAACAGTGGTGGAGAATTGGTTGTTTACACATATGACGATAATGACAGTTTGGTTTCGACATTGTCTTCTGCTTCTGGGCTAAGTAATAATAACGGTTTTACCGATTTGTTTACTGGAACTGTTTATGCTCTTCCGGGCGAAGATGGAATTGATGGTGGAGATGGCGGCGATGGAAAAGGCTTACCAAGCGGCTCACAAGGTACAGCATATATTGCAAATTCTGGCGAAGACGCTGGATCACGCTCTGGTGGCAAAGGAACAATTTGGAGTCAACGAACAAATGCAGAATTGATGGAAGGAAGCACTGCTGTTGCTTACTATTACTCCGGTGTAGCGGGTGGCGGTGGTGCAAGCGCAACGGAAAACGGTGGGAACGCATATACAAACGGCACAGCTTCCTATACGATTGCTTATAATTATTCTGAGACAGTTAAAATCATCTATGCTGGTAATGGTGCAAATGCAAGTCAAGCAGAAGTCACAAAAACTACTTATGGATGCGGTGGCAATGGTGGTCACGGCGGTGGCGGAGGCGGTGGCGGCTGCATAGATTATTGGCAGAGAGATGGTTCACAAAGGGTCACAATATCAAGATCTGCTGGTACTGGTGGATCTGGAGGTGCTGGAACATCCGGTATCGACGGATGCGTAATCATTTATTACTGAGAGGCGGTGAGTGAATGCTTATTTCAACTGGAATTTCAATTGATGGTACTGATATTACAAATCTCATCGCTTACCAGGGGGTGCAGTGGAAGCGCAATGACATCGATGGGCCGAATGCCGGTCGAACACTTTCTGGCATTATGATCAGGGATCGTGTTGCTACGAAAATTCGCCTGGATATCACATGCCGGCAGCTTACTCTCCCTGAAGTCAGAATGCTCCTCAATCTCCTGATGCCAGAGTTTGTGACTGTCACATATGATGATCCTATGGACGGTTATGTTACACGCACGATGTACGCCAATAACAACACAGCACAGTTTCTCTTTGCGCGTGAGAATGATACCAAAGAATGGTGGGATGGAGTTTCCTTCCCGCTTGTTGAAAGATAAAGAAAGGAGTGAATGGTATGGTTGTATTTAAAGTGCCGGTGAACGGTTGTAATCCTGTTACAATTGTTTTGGGTCGGCGCGGAACTTACAACACACAGGAAGTCACGTTTGACTTGAGTTACCTCGTTGAGAATTACGGTGCTGGTACTGCGGCTCTCATGGTCAAACGCTCCCAGGATACCAGCGCATATCCCGCAGTTGTATCTCAAGAGGATAACATTCTTACTTGGATCGTGTCCGATGTAGATACATATTATCCAGGCTCCGGTGAATGCCAGCTTATGTGGTATGTCGATGAGGGCCTTGCCAAGACGATCATCTATCCTATGGTTGTGATGAAAGACATCCTACAGACCACAGAAGAGCCGCCTGACGGTTATGAGAACTGGATTGAACATTTAGTCGATCTTGGAGTACAAACGGAGCAGAACGCACAGGAAGCGGCGCAGAGCGCAACAGAAGCGAAGGCATCCGCAAAGGCCGCAGCGGAAAGCGAAAAGAAGGCCGAAGATGCGGCAGATCTCTTGGAGAACGTGTCCGCAACTGCCACTACTCTTGAACCCGGGCAGCCAGCAACGGCAGAGTATGATGATGGCGTTTTCAAGTTTGGCATCCCGAAAGGTGATAAGCTCACCTATGCAGACCTGACCGAAGCGGACAAGGAAGATCTCGTTCAAGGCCCGATTAAGGATGCCCAGGATGATGCAGTCGAGGCGGTGGGAACTGCCAAGACCAATGCTGTTGACGCTGTTAATCAGGCTGGAACCACGCAGAAGAATGCCGTAAATCAGGCTGGTACGACTCAGAAGAATGCTGTCACTCAAGAGGGAACCACTCAAGTCAATACAGTTCGGGAAGCTGGCACTACTCAGGTTGGGAGAGTCACCACTGAAGGTAATACTCAGGTTGGCAGAGTGCAAGATAAGGGCAATGAAGTCATCGCTTCTATCCCTTCGGATTACTCTGATTTGACGGCAGAGGTGGATGATTTAACTCGCCAAATAAGT